TGATGAAGTTTATAGATGGAGAGTGAAGTGAATATATTAAGTAAAATAAAAATACCAGAATTTTGTATGTCACATTGGTTGTTGAGAATACCACTTGCAATCATATTCATACAACAAGGTTTGATGAAGATACCAGTGGATATTGAGGAGGCCGCATCGTATGGTCTATCATATCTTGTCTGGTGGTTCGTAACATATGGTGAATTACTTGGTGGTCTAGGTCTTATCATTGGTGGTCTAATCAAGACACCAAACTGGATGCACTATATGATAGGACATAATATCCTAGAACCTTATGGAGATGCGATTACACGTTTCAGTGGTATCGTATTGTGTTGTATCATGACAGGCGTTATCTGGATAGGTGACCCAGAGAGTTTTGTTGATGTTTTACTCTATGATAATCTTCATGTGTTACTATGGGTCGGTGCATTGTTCTTTGCACTCAGAGGTAATAACGCAAAATGATATATGGATATTATCTTATAATGGTGGTGATGTTACCTACTGGTGATATTGATAGTCGTGCAGTTGATTGGTTTGAAGATCCATATGAATGTGTAGAGATGGCTCAGTATCAACATGAAAATCATGAGTCACCATTGGGGATTGGATTTACTTGCATAGAAGATGTTTACCCATCACAACAAGGAGAGAAATAGAATGGATAAGATGCCAACAGAGGGTCAAACACTTGCGATGATAATCGCAATCATGTTTGGTGGTACGCTTTTACTTAATATAATTGTGCATGGTCTTTTTATGTCATGACTCGTTTTCTGGTTCTTGAACACAAAGGTCAACGACCAGATCGTGAAGCAAAAGTTTATCATATCACAGACATAGAAGATAATCATGAAGTACATTTATTTGAAAACGATGAGTTGGTAGAGATGCGTATTTACTATAAGTCAAGTCGTGCATGGGGTGAAACAACTGCGATTGACACAGCAGAGAAATGGTGTCTAGGATTAATACATTGAATATGAATCTACAACATTATGTAAAACACTTCAAAGGTCGTATAGACAAAAATCTCTGTGATACTTTGGTGCGTGAAATGAATGCAATCCAATTTGAACAACACAAGTTTTATAATTCAACTACAGGTAAATATATCACCAGAAGTGGTTCAAAAGAATTATCAGTGAGTTGGGATGATTGTCCATCAAGATCAATTCTTTCAGAAAAAATATGGTATGTTATTAAAGACTATCTTATATATGTTGATATGCCTTGGTTTGCTCGTTGGTCTGGATATACATTACCAAGATTTAATAAGTATGGTGAAGATAAAAAAATGGCTCTACATTGTGATCACATACACTCTATGTTTGATGGTGAGAAAAAGGGTATCCCTATACTAAGTGTGTTAGGAGTATTAAATGATGATTACGAGGGTGGGGAGTTTATAATATTTGATGACACAGAGATAAAGTTTGACAAAGGAGATGTTTTAGTGTTTCCATCTCTGTTTTTATATCCTCACAAAGTAGAACCAGTAAAGAGTGGAACAAGATATTCTTACATAAGTTGGGTACACTAATGGAAGTAAAACTAATAGACAAAATGGGGAGTGACCTATCAGTGGTCAATGCAGCCCGTGTGTCCTTTGCAAAAAAGTCAAACTGGGATGACGAGATACCTTTTTCAGAGGGTAACGTACTCAAGGACACAGATGCACGACTCATTAAGTATCTTGCAAAACATAATCACTGGAGTCCATTTGCACACGCATCACTGCAACTGCACATCAAAGCACCCATATTCGTTGCACGACAATTAGTCAAACATCAAGTCGGATTAGTATGGAATGAAATATCCAGACGATACGTTGATTCCGAACCAGAGTTCTATGTTCCGAAAGTTTGGAGAAAAAGACCACCAGACAGTATCAAACAAGGGTCAGATGAGTCGGACACGATTACATATGGTATCGGAGGTACGATGATGTTCGTTACAGAAACCTATAATAACTTACTCAAAGAGGGTGTTGCACCAGAGATGGCTCGTATGGTTTTACCACAGAACCTATATACAGAGTGGTATTGGAGTGGAACTCTTTATGCATTCTCAAGAGTGTGCAATCTACGATGTGCAGAAGATACACAATCGGAAACAAGAACGATTGCAGACGGAATACAAAAGATATGTGCAAAGGAGTTTCCGATAAGTTGGAGAGAATTATTTGATGCTTGATTTATTTCGTCATTTGAGAATACACACACAGAAGAGACCAAAAGAAGAACCAGAAGAAATGGACTTTCCAGAGATGTATCTGATGGGTCTTGGTGCAACAACAGAACTACCAGATAATTTCAAAAGGAAGAAAAAGATGCAATGTTATCACTGTGAATCAGAGCTTACATGGGGCGGTGACCATGATATAGAAGAAGAATTTGACCATGTGGACGCACATAAGATGGTGACTAATCTCACTTGTCCGAACTGTGCAACATTCGTATTGGTCTATACACCGAAGTCACATTTTGAAGAAGGAGAAACATAATGAACGGACTACATTTTTTATTCATAGGTATTGCACTATCAATGATGATATTGGTAACAGGTTGCAATACACCATACATTACAAAGGACGGAGAACGTCTACTATCCAACTCAGTAGTAGGTTGTGCAGTAGGTCAAGTATTCTTTGATGATTGTAAAGCTGGTGCAGTAATCGCTGGTGGTGCAACAATCATTGACGACCAGACACGATGAAAACACTTGCTTGGATACTTGTAATAGTCAATCAATCACAGGTAGTGACAGATGGTGAATTACTGTATCCAAGTCTACAGAAGTGTCAGATATACGAAAATCAGATCAATCGACCATTACAAAAGATACAACGATACACCTATTCTGCGTATTGCAGACCAGCAGTAGTAGATAAAGAGGAGGAGTGATGTTACAAAAAACATTATTTGATATACCTATCTGGATAAAAGAGGTAGATAATTTTGAGTATAAAAAAGGTAAGTTAGATGAGGAGTTTTCTAAATTTCCAGAGGTAAGAAATGACACAAATACATTTTTCTCAAATAGAGGTATTCAAAGAGAGGGTTTATCAAAATCATTTGCAAACATAATGTCAAAAGAATTGCACGAATTACAAGTAAATCTGAAAGAGTATAAACCAGAAATAAACGAAGTGTGGTTGACTGATGTTTGGTCGGTAACATATCAGAAGGGTGATTATCAAGCAACACATAATCATCGTTCAACAGGTTTATCTGGTTTACTGCATCTGGAAATTCCCACTGATGGCCCACAGTTGAATATTATAATGCCATGGAATGATTGGATAAATGATACAACCACATATTATTCTGTCAAGTATAAGGTGGGAACTATGATGGTCATGCCAAGTTTTTTACTACATTCAAGTGAAGTAAATTTATCTGATGAACGTAAAAGAGTTATCAGTTGGGACATGAAGGTAGAGTAATGGGTATGTGGAACTGGGGTAAAGGTAAAAAGAAACCACAAATCAGTACGATTGTAGAGGTTGACTCAGATAAAGTATCATGCACAGGTGCGACTAACGACCACCCAAAGGTATGGTATACAGTACCAGAGGACGGATATGTGCAGTGTGGATACTGTGACATCATGTTCATGCGTAAGAAACTTACAGAAACAGAACGCATGGACAAACACTTCAATGGTACGACCTATACAAAGGACGGAATAGATAATGACTTTTGAAATATTTACATACATCATGTTTGGTATCACGATAGTCATTGTGCCTATCTATATGTGGTTACTTTACAACATAAAGAACTCTTGGACATCAAACTCTCACGACACACAAGGGGGTAGTATGACCATTGTCAAAGACGACCTCAAGGTTACATTCAAAGATCCGATAGTCAAGAAGAAATGACCAGATACGAACTATTCAAAGGACATTACAAACTTCTCAGAGAAAAACGCAGAGACGAATCGATTTTTCGGACGCTACTTTCTGCATATCCGCTTGGTGCATATCACCCTAGTTATTCCATGTGGAACTGTATGATATGGGCTTGGAGTAACAGTAAGACACACAAACTAGATGGTACATACCTATGAAACTACTGAAGATATGGATGTACGCACTGGGGAGTTACTCAGACGATAAGACACAACCCTATGATAAGTATATGGTTATAGTACGAAGTGCATGGGTAGTGTTACACATAACAACCTGTTTGTTTATCATCATAGGTAACGGACGCATATTGGGACTGTGGTAAATGATAAAAGAATATCAAGTAAATCTAACAAAAGAACAAGAACAATTCATCGAATGGGTAGTGAATGGAGAGGACTTTCCTTTGTTTTCATGGTTCTCTGATACAGCTGCAGGAATTGATGGTGGTAAAAAAATAAATCCAATATTTGCACACACACTCAGAACAAGAGGTAGCGACCATACAAAGGATGTATGGGGTACACCAAACTCTGACTATGTGGAAAGGTTTGAGGGTATATTCAAAGATTTCTGTAAAGAAAACAATATAAAATGGGATAGAATACTTAGATCAGCAGTCAATTTCACAACACATCAACCTAAAGATTCTGAGTGTTTTATTCATCGTGATCATGAGTTTCCACATAGAAACTTTCTCATGTATTTAAATGAGTGGACTAGTGGTGAAACTCAATTCTTTGATGATGAACGAAGACTTATAAAGATAGTGCATCCACAGAAGTATAAGGCAGTTGTAAGTGATAGTGAACTACACACACAGGGATATTGTGACCCACATCAGAGGAGGGTTGTCTTAGTAGTGACATTTAATTAATGAGAAGAGGTAAACCAGTACACCCAAGAACGTATATAGAGATGCGAATAGAACAACTCAAACAGGAGAGAGCCAAGTCTAATGACAGAATGACACGAATGTGGTTATGGAAATGTATAGATGAACTCAGGTATGTATTACAGGTGATGGATAAAAGGAGTGTGGAGTGAAGGTTATACTCATACTTGTAATGCTATCGAACCACTTCATAGTAGACGAGGAGATGGTCAGAACAAGACCCACAGGAGGATATCGGAAAGAATATGGTACTTGATGGGATTTTGTGGTATTTTCGGACACTATTTAAAAAGGTATAAAAAAACATAGAGTTGTTGTGTTCTTACTTTGCAGTCTATCGTCAAAAATTATTTTCATTTAGGGGTTGACAAACGGAAACGAATCAGATACACTGTAAGTGTAGTTAGTTAAAGGGTAAAAGACAGAGAGTAGCGTCTGTTGATATGGACTTCGGTCTTTCCCTCATTAACTGTAGTAAAACCGCTCCCTTTCTAACTACGCAATGGGTGTCCGATCATGAGGACTCAACTGTTGGGGATGGTGTAGGATAGAGTAACGACAGTTTCACATACAACAAAAACAAACCCAGACTTCAGAGCTCAATGCTGGTCTGGGTTTTTTTTATTTTACAAAGGCGCATAATATACATTATGTTATTTTTTTTATTTTTAAAAAAGACTTGACAACTACGACACAAGTGTGTATACTTATAGTGTAGTTAATAGAGAGGTGATTCGATATGTTGTAGATATACTTTGATATGGTAACCCATGCAGCCCTAGATGAGGTGGGTCATTCGATAAAGGAGTGATTCGCAAGAGTAGTCTGGGGCTGACGTGTATCTAGGGGTAGGTGATTCGTTTTGGCCTTATACCCCCTAAATCTGTGTTGTGTTTTGCAATCTATAAATGCAATAAGTATCCAGAGAGTTTTTTCACAGAGTACCCCCCCCTAAAACTGAGAGTGATTCGTTTTACCTTCCCTAGATAAATACTTGACAGATATTGCGAATCATGGTATAGTAAAAATATGAGATTAATGACTGACGATTATATTATGTGTATAACAAGTGTTCCCCTAGAGGAACGAGTGGACTCAGAGATGGGCTGCAGTAGACTTGAAGTTTCTTTCATTGTTTCTCATAGATAAGGAAATAGTGTGTTAGATAGTAAATCAGTATATTTTTTAAAAAACTGGAATGATAATGTGGTTAATTGGAATGAGGCTTTAATTAATTACAATCAGTCTGTGCTTTTAGGAAATCTTACAAAAGGTAAAGATGGATTTTATGTATCACACGATGCTAATAAAATTGGTAAAGTTAAAAAAGTTTTGAGAGATAATAATTTAAATTATGCTCATTTATATTTTAATATTGTAACTCAAGCTAAAACTTTTGGAAAACACAAAGACACAATAGATGTTTGGTTTTGGCAATGTCAAGGTGTAACAAAATGGATTATAGAGGATAAAGAACAATTCATTTTAAATACTGGTGATTTAATTTATATACCAAAAGGATTTTATCATGAGGTTGTACCTTTAAGTCCTAGATTAGGCATATCAATGAGTAAGGAATAATATGGATATATATCGTAATCAAGAACGTGAGTTAAAACTTGCGAGGAAACCTTTAATAGTTCTGGAAGATGAACTGTGGCAAATCAATCAACTCAGTCGATTGCGAAAGGATCTCAGAAATCGTAAGAAGAGATTAGAGAAAGTAATCGCAGTTAAGAGATTAGCCTTGCAAGCAGTACAAGATAAAATCGCAAGAGAGGTCGAGAAAAATTAATGGAATTAGAAAATGGTCTTGCGATTACTGTCATAGACAATTTTATTGATCATAAGGATTGGAAAAATATACATGACACTATGGTGTCGCCGTGGTTTAGTTGGTACTATAACAAGTCACATGACTCTGAGGAAGATTGGAATTACTCACATTTAACTCATGTGTTCTATAGTGGTGTTGTGAAAGAAAATCAGAACCCACTTATAAGTAGAGAGTATGGTTTAGTACAATCTATATTGAATAAACTATCACCATGTACACTTATAAGAGTAAAAGCAAATCTTACCACACCTGCTACCAATATGGATAATCCAATTAAAACATTACATAATGATAGTCTGATAAAGACTGGTATTACAGGAGTTTATTATGTCAATGATAATGATGGTAAGACTATTTTCAAAGATGGTAGTAAGGTAGACTCTGTTGCAAATAGAATGGTGTTGTTTCCTAATTACTTAGAACATGGAATAGAGAGATCTACAAAGTTAGATAGGTTTGTAATTAATTTTAATTTTGTAAAAGGAAATTAATATGAAAAACAATATAGAAGAAATGCACAAACAAATGTTTGAGTTTGTCAATCAATTGAGAAAAGAGGGTAATGACCCACTTGCAATCGCTGGGTGTATGTTAGCAGGTGCAGTGCAAATCTATCAAGTGGAGTTGGGTGATGATACTGCCTTTCGACTTCTAGACCAGATTGCAAATGGTGATGATGATATTGATATTGATTTAGATGTTGACAAAGAAACAATACACTGATATACTATGTGTATAAGGAGATTATATTATGGGATTGATGCCAGTATATTATACAACCACAAAACTCAGTGGTAGAAAAAAGAGTTCGGTTCGTAATCAGAGATTAAACAAAGAACATGAGAAATGGTTGAGAGGTATGGGTATAGATAAGCCTTGGAAACCTAAGTCAGAAAAATTAGCGTTCGAGCGGCCGACTCGTTCTGAGAGATATCGGAGTGTAGGGGATGGTATCGGTAATGGTTTCGTGAAGACGACTTCTACGTTAAGTGGTGAGTACGTCATAGGTCAAGCATACAACAAAGGTAATCTAGTTGTATTAAGTAAAGAGGATGCGAAAGATGAAAGTACAGGAAAGAGAAGATGATTGAAAACTGGTGGCCTACTCAGATTGGTTACTATGATAATCCAAATCATGTTGACATATCAAGTCATTGTTTAGATATAAAGAATAGAGTTGAACATCCAAACATTACTACCATATCTAAGGATACCTACATTACTTACAAGAATTATAATATAATAGGTAAACCAGAGTTTTATAGTATAAACAATTTTGTTTTTAAATGTGTGTTTGATTATATGATGCAAACTCAAATGCAATTTAAATACAAAGTTGCTGAGGGTTGGTTCTGTGTATATGAAAGAGGTGACTATCATGAGTTTCACGATCATTGTCCAAGCATCATCTCATGTGTATACTTCATGAACGAGAGTGAGAGTAAACTATTCTTTGGATCTAATTTTAGAGATCAACAAGCAATAGACTACAAGGAGTTCTTCAACAACACAAATACGCCTATAGGATATGAAACAATACCTGGCCGATGTATTGTGTTCAGAAGTTACCAACTTCACTGTGTGGAAAAACACAAGAGTGATACACCAAGAGTTACTCTTTCATATAATTTTCGTTAAACATGAGAACACTAGGGATTAACATATCTCATAATGCAGCTATTTGTCAAGTTACTGATAGCAAAATAGATTTTTATTATGAGGAGGATAGGTTTAATAAAAAGAAACACTATTGCCCCAATCCTGATGATTGTTACTACGAGAGTATTGATAAAAAAGTAAAAGACAAACCTGATAACGTAATTGTAGCAGGATTTGATCGTTCTTTTTGGGGACATAAAAGAGAAAACTTAACTAATGAAGACATAATTATTTGTGAGTTAATATCAAAACAATTAGGTCAGCAGGTAGATTTTTATAAATCACATCATCATTTATATCATGCGTTTTGTGGTTTTCATTTGTCAAAATTTGATGAAGCTATTATTGTAGTTATGGATGGAGGTGGTGGCCAAGAATTTCATTGTTATCAAGAAATTGAAAGTATATACTTAATGAATAAAAATGATTGGCAAAGAAAATATTTACACGCCTCATGTGTAAGATTTGATAAACTATATAATTTAGTAAAATCTCCCGATAGAGAATTTAAATTAAATGGTTCTGATATTTTGTTAAGCAGTAGAAAATCTATGGGTAATCTATTTGCAGATATGTGTGCGTCAATGGGATTTAAAGATCATGGTTTGGATGCAGGCAAATTAATGGGTCTTGCTTCTTATCCTAACCAAACAAGACCTAGATGGTTACAGACACACTCTAAAAATTATACGATAGAATTATTGAAGAAAGCATTTAGTTATTCTGATTGTAAAAATGTTGTGTTATCTGGTGGTTATTCTTTGAATTGTGTAAACAATTATCATTATGTCAAAGAGTTTCCAGATTATAATTTTTTTGTAGATCCTGTAGCACATGATGGAGGGACAGCTATCGGAGCTGCCGTATGGTATAATGAACAAAAGTGAAGTAGTAAAAAATATAATTGATGGTAAGATTGTTGCATTCTTTCAAGGTGATAGTGAATGGGGGCCTAGAGCATTAGGAAATAGGTCAATATTATTTGATCCTAGAAATCCTAACGCAAAAGACATTGTTAATAAAGTTAAGAAAAGAGAATGGTATAGACCATTTGCAGGCACAATATTATTAGAATATGTGAATGATTATTTTGAAATGTTGACAATTAAGGAAAGTCCTTATATGTCATATGCAATACCAGCTAAACAAAAGGCAAAAGATGAGGTGCCTGGTATAATTCATGTTGATGGAACGTGTAGAATACAAACTGTCACAAGAGAACAAAATAAACATTATTATGATTTAATTGAAGAGTTCTACAAACAAACAGGAGTACCAATATTATTTAATACATCATTTAATTTGGCAGGAGAACCATTGGTAGAAACTTTAGAAGACGCAATGGACACAGTAAAAAGGTCGGCTATAGATTTGTTAGTTTATGTCGGACACTAAACAAATCTTAATTCATGTCGTTTATAAATAGATAGGTAAGGATAGAGAGATGCAAATAGGAACAGTTACAAATCAATATATTAACAACTACCACAATACTGCGGCTGTCCAAACCTATAACGCACAACAGGTTAGACAGGTTCAAGATATGTCGGAAACACGATTGATGGAATATCATCAAGAACAATATCGTGAACAACAGAGATGGTTAGCATACATATTGATGATGCAGTTTTTCGCAAAAGAAAATATGTGGTCACTATTGAACCAGATGCGTATTCATAGGACTCTCGACATCTCAGCCTGATGGCAAAGAAAACTCCCCCTGTAGAATATATACCAGATGGGCCAATCATGTCCCTCCTCAGAAAACCTCAACTCATGTATGTCAAGAGTGAGAGGTCTACATTTATGACAAAAAGAAAAATGAATGAAGAGATTATGAGAGATTGGCAGAAGTCAATTGCATCAATGCCAATCTGTTGTGGTCGATATATAAAATAATGTTTGAATTTGTATTATTGATACTCCTTACCTATTGGGTTGGAAATCTATCTGTGGTTGCACTTGGAGCAAATGTAATCAACAGATCAGAGTTCTATCTCATATGGGGTTTAGTTTTATTTACTTTCTTTCTATAACCCTTCTTCTCTAAGTCGTTATTATAAATAGTATTGCGAGTTAGAGAGAGGTACGTTAATGATTGATCCAGTAACAGCACTAGGTGTTGCAACCACAGCGTTCAACGCAATCAAGACTGGTTTTCAGGCTGGTCGTGACGTTGAGGGTATGGCAGGTGACCTGTCCAGATGGATGGGTGCAGTCAGTGACATCAAGAAGGCAGAAGAACTAAACCAAAAACCACCACTATTCAAAAAACTATTTGCGGCTGGTTCTGTAGAAGAGGAGGCGTTGCAAACACTTATGGCAAAAAAGAAGACAGAGGATATGAGAGATCAGCTCAAGAATATAATTATGTTTTCAAGAGGTCATGGTGCTTGGGAAGAACTCCTTAGAACAGAAGCAGACATTCGTAAGAAACGGCAGAAGGCAATCTACGATAGAGAAGAGAAGATACAAAAAATCAAAGAATGGATTGGAATAGGTATTCTCATCACTGTCATCACAGGATTTGTTTTCTTTCTGTTATATCTATATCTATCCACAAGAGGTTACATCTAAGTGTTAGACGTAATAGAGTATTTCATTGAATACTTTGATATGTACTATTACTTGTTTGTGCCTTGGGATTTTCATAACACTGCATGGGTCATTCTTGGACTCATCTGGTATCTAAACAAACTGAATACAAAGTATGTACGAAAAAACTACAACGCTATCTTTACTCAAGAAGATTAACATTCTTGCATGGGTAGTTGTATATCTAATCATCTTTGCACAACCAATTCTACCAGAAAAACAACCAGACAATATCAAACAATGTTTCACTTGTTTTCTCAAGAAGTTTAGTGATTGGACTTGGGAACAGGAGAAACGATTAGGTATGCGAGAAGACCCAAAGTATATTACCTGTCGCAGATACAAACGAGTGCAAGCAAAGAGTGGACAACAGGTTTGTTTGTACAAAGGTGCAAATGATACTTATCAACTAGTTGTCGAAGGTCAGTGCCCAATGGAGTATCAATGTAAGTATGAGCCTCATGGTCAAGAACCAAACATAGACTCAGTAGTAGATTCACTTAACGACTCATTCAAAAAGAAGTAATAAATAACTCGTAAGGAGTCTATTTATGCAAAACTTTATGGGAATGGATGGTTTCATCTGGTTTACTGGAGTCGTAGAGGATAGAAATGATCCATCGAAACTTGGTCGTGTGAGAGTGCGTTGTGTAGGTCACCACACAGACGATAAAGAAAGAATACCAACAGCAGATTTACCTTGGGCTCATGTAATGCACCCTGTGACAGATCCATCTATGAATGGTATGGGTAACACTCCATCATTCATGGTTGAGGGAACATGGGTAGTTGGTTTTTTCATGGACGCAGAAGATAAGCAACAACCTATAGTAATTGGAACATTGCCTGGAGTTCCAGATGAAAAACCCAATACATCAAAAGGTTTCTATGACCCTAATGGTGTTTATCCTAAAACAGATTTTCTAGAGGAGTCAGATACTAATCGTCTTGCACGAAATGAAAAGATATCGTCTACTGTAGTGACAGATAAAAGTGTAGATAGATCTTTAGGAGTTCCAGCCGCAGATGGTTCATTCTTTGATGAACCAGTTACAACGTATGATGCAGAATATCCAAAGAATCATGTATTCGAATCTGAGTCTGGTCATATAGTAGAGTATGACGACACGGATGGTAAAACAAGATTACATGAATATCATAAGTCTGGAACATTTAGAGAGATAGATGAAGATGGTAATCGTCACGAAAGAATTGTAAAAGATAATTATGAGTTTGTTAGAGGTGATGAGTATAGACACATATTCAAAGATGTATTTTTCACAAGTGGTGGAACTCTAAACATAAAGTGTAAAAATCTAAACATAGAAGTAGAGGAAAACTTTACACAACAGATAGGTGAGAATGTAATCATCAGTGTTGGTGGAACTCTAGAGTCTGATATAACAGGTGCAGTGACGGAAGTCTATGGTTCTACTATCAATCGTTCTGTTACTGGAATACAAACAGAGAACTTTAATTCTACTGTCAACTTATTATCAAATGGTAGTATAAATCTTTATTCACAAATAAACTGTGATATAAGAGCAGTATCCACAGTTGATATAGATGGTAGTAAAGTAGATATAGATGGAACAACAACCACTATCAATGCGTCTACACTCACAGTGAATGCACCATCATCAAATCTACTTGCAAAAGACAGTGCATTGGGTACATTCAATGGCCAAATAATACATGGCACGTCTAGTGCAACAGTTGAGGAGCCAACTGAACCCACAATTACAGAACCAATAGAACCTGTAATAACAGATGTATCACCATCTTATGGTTCGCCTGGCGGTGCAGTGGATACACCGAAAGACAAGAATGGAGATAACATCATGCCTGAGGGTGGTGACATATCTGCTGGTAATGTTATAGATGCACAGGAGATAGAGGGTACATTCGATGAGGATACAGAGGTTTCACAGGGAACAGTCACATCAACTAATTCGACAAATAAAACAAAGACAGTCAAAGGTGTAACTAAAAAGGATATGTTGAAATCTAAAAACCCAGTCAGTCGTGATAATGTAGGTGACTCTGTAAAAAGATTTGAGTCTGCAAACGAAGGGCCTGGAACTATAAGTGAACCATCTGGTGCTGACTTAGGTGGACACTCTTATGGTTCATATCAGATTACAAATAAAAATATAGACGAGTACATAGAATATCTAGAGAATACTGGAACTGAATCAAACCTACGACTTGCAAAAGATTTAAAAGCAGCTGGTGGTTCAAGAGGTGCGAGAAATCCAGACTCAGTTGTCGGAACATCTGGTAAAACATTTAGAGAGGTTTGGGAGAAGGCTGCGATTGATGATAGATCTGGTTTTGAAGATTCACAAGCAGGGTACATATCAACATCAAACTTTAGACCAGCATTCCATAATATACAAAAGAAAACAGGTATTGATATTAGTGAAAAGGGAAGTGCAGTTCAAGATGCGATATGGAGTACATCAACTCAGTATGGGCCTGGATTGACTGGGAGTATCGTAAAAGATGCAGTTAAAGGCAAAGACTTATCCACGTTGACAGATGCAGAACTTATAAATGCGATACAAGATGTAAAGAGAGATAAGATTGACTCACACTTTAGCAGCTCTACAAATAAGAGTGAGTGGTTACCATTTACAGATAGTAAAGGTAGAACGAAAAAGGGTTTGAGGCAAAGTCTATTAGATAGGATAGAAGAAGAAAGATTAGTTTTATTAAGACTTGCATGATAAATAATATAAACTTAGGAGTCTATAAATGGCGGTGTATGATGCACAACTGAATAATACTGCAAGAGCAACAACACAGTATACAGACTTAGATTTATTCTTTGGGAGAAAATCATCTAATAATGATGTAAGACAGGTAACTGATGCTCAAGCAGTTAAGAGGTCACTTAGAAACCTAGTGCAACTAAACACTTACGAGAAACCTTTTCACCCAGAGATTGCTGGTGGTGTGAGAGAGTTATTGTTTGAACCGATGTCTCCATTAGTCGCAGTTGTGATTGCAAGAAAGATAGAAGATGTGATTACCAACTTTGAACCAAGAGCCCGTCTGGTGAGTGTTCGTGCATTCCCAGATTTAGATCGTAATGCGTATGAAGTATCAGTTGAATTTTATATTGTGAACGCTCCAACAGAACTTGTGGATTTTTCCATCATGTTAGAAAGATTACGATAATGGCAGTAAATGAAAAAAGATTAAACATTACAGAATTTGATTTTGATGACGTAAAAGATAATTTAAAAGTATTTCTGAAAAATCAAACAGAATTTAAAGACTATGATTTTGAGGGTTCTGGTATGAGTATCTTACTAGACGTACTTGCGTACAATACTCACTATCTTGGGTTTAACGCAAATATGTTAGCAAATGAAATGTTTCTTGATAGTGCATCACTTAGATCAAGTGTTGTATCACACGCAAAGACTTTAGGATATGAAGTTACTTCTGCAAGATCACCAATCGCAACTGTTAATGTTGCACTATCAACAACAGACGCATCAAAGACAATGCCTGCTGGAACTGCGTTCTCCACCACAGTGGACGATGTAAGTTATCAGTTTGTAACCATTGCAGACACCACTGCATCTGGTGCTGGTGGGGTGGTGACATTTAATAATGTAAAAATATATGAGGGTACTTATATCACATCGAAATATCTTGTGGACACTTCAGATGTTGCACAAAGATTTTTATTACCAGATAGTCGTGTAGATACATCAACATTAAGAGTGCAAGTTCAAAACTCTGCGTCTGACTCTACAGTCGCAACATACACAAAAGCAACAGATATATCACAACTATCATCAACAAGTTCTGTTTACTTTTTACAGGAAGTTGAGAATGGTAGACATGAGGTATATTTTGGAGATGGTAATATTAGTAAAGCACTGTCTGATGGAAACATAGTCATACTAAACTATGTTGTAACAAATAAGACTGCATCAAATGGTGCATCTAGTTTCTCTGCACCATCAACGATAGATGGTGTGAGTGATATCACAGTAACCACTGTATCAAATGCTGGTGGTGGTGCAGAACCAGAGAGTCTTGCATCAATAAAACTACAAGCACCACTTGACTATGCGTCACAGGGTCGTGCAGTTACAACAGATGATTATGTAACCTATACTAAAAAACTTTTTGCGAACACTCAGGCCGTATCTGTGTGGGGTGGAGAAGATGGTGGATTTGATCCAGCAACTGGTATCACTTCAGTTCCAGAATATGGTAAAGTATTCATCTCTATCAGAAGCACAACAGGACAAAATCTTACAGATACAGAAAAGACACAACTTGTAAATGACTTTGGAAAATTCAAAGTCACATCAATAACTCCTGTTATTGTAAATCCAGAAACTACTTTTATAATTCTAAACACAACATTCCAATATGACTCAAACGTAACTACAAAAACACAAAGTGATTTAGAAACTTTGGTTAACACTACAATTTCAAATTATAATAGTGATAATCTTCAAGACTTTAATAAACCATTTAGACACTCACAACTTACAGGGTTGATTGATGACACTAATGGTGCAATACTAAGCAATGTGACAACAGTCACACTTGCAAAGTTTGTGACACCAGACACGACAAAGGCAACTGCATACACACTAAGTTTTGATAACGCATTCTTTCACCCACATGATGGACACAATTCTGCAGCTGGTGGTATCATCGCATCAACAGGATTCTTCATAGATGGTGCGTCCACTGAATACTTCTTTGATGATGATGGTAATGGTAATCTAAGAATTTATTTTTTAGTCGCTGGTGTTAGAACATACTTTGATGCACTTGCTGGAACAGTTGATTATGATAATGGTGAGATAAAAATAAATCCTGTGAAAATAACAAGTGTGTCTGATGTTGATGAAGCAACCTCTACAAGATTTAGATTAACAGTTTTACCAAACTCAAATGATATCGTTCCTGTGAGAAATCAATTATTAGAATTAGATCTAACCAACACCTCTGTGTCTGGTACAGTTGATGCAACTGCAACAACAGGTAAAGGTTACACTGTCACCACAACTGCAACAACAACCCAGACAACCACATCAACAACTGCGGCTACCACACCGACAACCTCTGGTTACTAATGAGTAAACAATGAGTAAAAATGAAACTAAACTTACCACTAAGGTATCATCTCTCATATCTGGGCAGACACCAGATTTTGTGCAAGCTGATCATCCTTTATTTGTAAAGTTTCTCAAAGACTACTATCGGTTTCTAGAAGCAGGACGACTTACTGTAACTGCAACCATACAAAATATAGTTCAAGAAACAGTTTCGACAAATTATATATTACAAGAAGATGGTGAAAGAACTCTTGCAGAGAGCTCCTCTGGTAAGTTTGTAAACGGAGAAACCATTACAGGTGGGACATCTAATGCAACTGCTACCATTCTCGTAGAGGACTCAAGAAATAAACATCTTTACATTACATCTCAACAATTATTCATAACAGGTGAAACAATTACAGGTGGAACATCTGGTTCTACTGCAACAGTAGATGAATATCGTGCAAACCCTGTGCAAAACATACAACAACTCCTTGAGTATGGAAATACTGATACGACTATCTTTGATTTTCTTGAAAAACTTAGATTATCATTTATGGCTGGTATACCTAATAGTCTTGCAAATGGAACATCAAAAAGAAATCTGATAAAAAGTATCAAAGATTTGTATGCAGCTAAAGGCACTACAGAGGGATTGAAACTTTTTAGTAGATTATTCTTAGGTGAGGAAGCAGAAATCTTACTCCCTAATGAATTTATTATGAAACCATCTGCTGGTGATTTCAGACAGAAAACTATCTTGAGAGCATCTGCTGACTCTGGTGTTTTTGGTAGTGAGATAATAGGTCAAGTTATCACAGGTGCATCATCTGGTGCAACTGCTGTCGTGGAAACAAGTGTGGACTTTCAACAAGCTGGTGTTGGTATATCTGAACTTCAAGTTGCAAACGTGTCTGGGACTTTTACTGATGGGGAAAAAATTACTGCAACATCCACCACCAGAGATCTAGAAGTTGGGTTTACGATTAGACCTGTTGTGTCATCTGGAACTGTTACAAATGGTGGTATACTTCATAGTAATAATGAAGACATCACTTTAGAGTCAATTGGTAACGAGAACGCAATAATCAAAGTTGGTGGTATAAAAAGGGGTTCAGTCAATGGAGTTGAGATAGATGATGTGGGTCAGAAGTATGAGGTAGGTGAGTCAATAACTTTTACACCAGTAAGTGCAGATACAGATGTTGAGTCTGCTGTTGGTTTTATCAGCATGGTTGGTGGAGGTATTCAGTTAGAATCTGGCACACTAGATGACTCAAGTTTGACAGATGATGCAATTATACTGGAGTCTGGGACTACAACACACTTAGAACCCTTTAGTATAATTTTAGAACAAATCACGACTGATAGTTTCAAAGGTGATGGCTCTACAACTGAATTTACATTAACAAATCTTAACACAACCACCGATACTATTACTGTGTTTATTGATGATATAAAACGAAATGCAACTAATACAGATGGAACTACTTTCTTCACTTTAAGTGGTACAACTCTTACATTCAACACTGCACCAGCGAACAGAACAAAGATAAGACTTGAGGGTGCAAACAACGATGCACTAGTATTAGATGGTACGAACTCATCTTCACTAGATGCTGGTCATAACATAATCACAGAAGAAGGATTAGATTTTGAACAAGCAGATGCACATACAACATCCACAGACCAAATTGTTTTAGAATTTGATACGTTTGAGAACTTAGGTGAAACAGCAGAGAATGGCTCCATACAAAAAATACACATATCAGATGGTGGTGGTGCATATACAGATATACCAACTCTAAGTATCACAACAATATCTGGAACAGGTGCAAAGATAGTTGGTGTCACGGATGACATAGGTGCAATAACAGAAGTAAATATACAGGACTCTGGTTTTGCTTACTCTGTAACTAATCCACCAGAAATGATACCACAAGCTCACTTTGTTCTTAAAGATGTTACTGGAACTTTCACAAGTGGAAACACACTAACAACCCATGTTGGAACAGTAAAAGGTTTTGACAGTGACACTGGTGTCCTTGATACAACCTTTGAGAATGTGGTTAGAGTAGAACAGGAATCTTCAAGCACGTTTCAACAGGGAATACAATTAGAAGATTATACTGTAATCTCAGAGGATATAGGAGCAGGATTTTTACTTGAAGACACGCAAGACTTTGAACCAGATGAGGGTGACTCAATTGTCCTTGAGGGAACAGAGATTGTCACTCCTCCAGCAGAGTATGTAATTTTAAGAGTTAAGGTTGTTAGAAATGATGACGATACTGCAAACATTTATCAGATAAATGGTGTCAACCAACCAACCTTGTCATTTATTCAAGGTAGTACATATTACTTTGATTTGTCTGATAGTTCTTTGTATAGTGCAACATCTGGAAATAATCATATCCTTAGATTATCAACCACACCAAATGGAACACATGGTAGTGGGGTAGAATATACCACTGGTGTAACAAAGTCTGCGTCATATATTGAAGCTGGTACAACAGGTGCGTTCTTACAATTAGTTCTTGAAACTGATGCTCCAGATCTATACTATTATTGTGCAAACCACTCTGGTATGGGTGGAACTATAAGATCAAAAGAGGTACAAACATTCATAAGAGATGAGGGTGACAATCTAGTTTTAGATGGAAGTGCAACTACAATCTTTGGACTCCAACTCGAAGATTCTCTAGGAAATGGTTTCATACGAGAAGAAGCACTCACACTCACTAGATCATCTCGTATTAGTTTTGATGCGAGTGATAGTGATGGTCTTGGAAATGGGGACATACTATTGGAGGATGGATCGAATAATGGTGAAACATCTTTCATTCTCAAGGAGGGTGATGAAACAGTAGAAACAACTGGTATAGAGGATACCTTTGGTGGAACAATACTTCTTGAAATGTCAACACTTGACAGGATTAATGACACAGAGTTTGCTGGACAAACATCTGACACAGTTGGTGGTTTCTTTATTCAAGATGAAGGTGGTAAGTTACTTATCGACAGATTTCATGAGGACAGCACAGTTGCAAAACTATTACTTGATGGTACAGACTCAAGTGGAACAAATGATGGTGTTCAAGTTGCAACGGAGGATGCTGGTGATAGTCTGATACTAGATGGAACTGATGTTTCATCATCTGATGCTAACAGTAAAATTTTAGGTGAAGATGAAACTGGAAGTGGTGACATTCTACTTGATGGAACAGACTCATCGTCAACTGATGCTGGTGATAACATAATCAATGAAGAAGCCATAGACTTTAGTAATAAGAATGTGACAATCACAGACTCAAGTGGTGCAAGTGGTACAATTGTAAAATCAAACATTGCTGAGATTACAAGTTCAGTTGCACTGACACAAACAGATTTAGGTTCGTATGTAAATATTCAAAGTCTTATGGGTGAGGACTTAAATCGTATTCAAGACTCATATTATTATCAAGATTATTCATACGAAGTTCAAGTTGGTGTGTCACTTGGTGATTACTTGAAAGAGTTACAGAAGGCAGTTCACCCAGCAGGATTTAGACCATTTGGGAAAGTGTCTATCGCAAGTCGAATATCAGTTGCACTCAAGACAACTGCGACAGATGTTCCAGACTATACAGGTGACGACACATTCTCACCAGAACTTGCATCTACTCTCGTTAACATATTCCAAGTTGAACTTGAAAGAAGAATGAGAGCCCCGACTTATAATCTGGGTGACACTGATGACCAGATATTACTTGAGAATGGATTGGTGCCTGGTGATAAAATTATACTTGATGCGAAATCGACAACACCAACAACCACATCTAATGTAGATTTTTCAATACTACTAGAGGATAGTCTACAACCCACAGGTTACGATTATGATACTGCGTATATAATTCTAGACTCATCTGATACTGGATTTGTGGATGAGCATGGTAAAGTAGACTTAGAGTCTGGTGTGTTGTTTGGAGAACTTGATGGTTTACTTCTAGAACCAGAGAAAATACAAATAGGTAATGCAACTTTTAGTACAGGGGTTATACTCGCTGATACTGATGGTACTAACTCAACCATAGGTGGGTTAACTTTTCAAACCAGTTTTGAAACTGCTGGATTTGTATCACAACAGTTAAATCAAATTGATTTTAGCACTCAGATAGAACAAGCTGGAACAGAGTTCGTGTTACTAGAAGATTCATTTGTTGCAACTGGTGATAATGTAACATTAGAGGATTTACCTGTTACTGGTTCTGGTAGATTGATGTCTGAGAGTGCTCCTCTTGTTCCTAGTGGAGATTTTGAACTTGCAGTGTTGAAACAAACAGAGGTTTCATTTGCATCTAATCCTAAACCAAGAGTCACAAATAATTTATTGATAAGACTTGCAAAGAGTCCATTTGGTGGTGACCCAGATGGAATACAATTAGAGAATGGAGAGATAGGAAAATTTGAAGCTGGAGTCGTGGTGTTAGATGGACTACCACCACTAGACTTTAACGCACCGATTATTCTTGAGGGTGATGAGGATTTAGATCACATTATATTAGAAACAGGTGGTAACGTCTTAATGGAAACAGGACATAGAACACTCAATGAAGATCAAGGGTTTACAACCACAGGTTCACTTGATAGAGTAGAACTTGAAACAGGTGGTATATTAATCTCAGAAGATGGACAGTTCCCACCATCATCATTCGCATCTGATTTTGTACAGGGTATTGGTGATAGAATAGTTCTTGAAGACTTTGACAATGTGTTGCCATCACTCAGTGAGATAGGTGATTTAAAGTTTGAAGATATAATTAGACCATCTAAGATATTACTCAATGATCCACCAAATGATCAAAACAACGCACACGCAACTGAAGAGGTAGGAATATTACTTGAAGACTTTGGTAGATTACTACTAGATGGTACTGATTCCGACTCAAGTGACGCTGGTAGTTTTGTAGCTGCAGAAGAGGATACGAATGTTAGATTTGTTTTAGAGGAGTCTGGAAGTCTGCTGACAGAGGATACATCCACCAACACATTTGATGACTTCTTAGAACTTGAAGATGATAATGGTGTAATTAGATATGAAACAATTACTTTTGATGGTGGTAAGGTTGCACTTGAATCACACAAGGTAATATTATCAGAGGGTCAAATACCATTCGCAAACTTAACACTAAATAGTTCATCAAATCCAGTTGGTGGACAAAGAGTCACTCACTCATCTGTTATTAATGTCAGAGATACAGGGCACGTTATCCTTGAGGATGCAACACAAGATAATGTAGGAGAAGAATGTAGATTAGTATTAGATACCTCTGCTGATGCTGGTGATAACGTAAGTTTAGAGGGTGGAACTGGAATAATACCATAAATAAACGTATAAATAAAACGAAGGATTAAAATATGGCCGCAATAATCACTGAAAAATTTAGACTGCACAATGCATCACAATTCGTTGAGTCTTTCTCCGAAACAGCTGCAAACGTATATTACTTATTTCTAGGAAAGTCAAGTCCCTTTTCCTCTGCAACATCTGGGGGTAGTGATAGTGCTCCACCAACACCAGCAGACGCAGTTGGACAAACAGAATATTATTCATGGGACTCTATGTTAGGTGCAAAGAAAATAACATCATCTGATATAACGAGAGCGGTTGTAAGAAGAAACTTTGCAAACGGAACTACGTTTGATATGTATGAACATGATATAAGTTCTGATAACACCACGACATCTGGTGCATCAAATCTTTACGACTCAACTTTTTACTTTCTCACATCTGATAATAGAGTGTATAAAGTTTTAGATAATAATGGTGGAACTGCATACTCTGGTTCTGAACCAACTTCAGAGTCTACATCACCTTTTGCATTAGGTGGATATGTTCTCAAGTATATGTACACTATATCATCATCTGATGCAGCTAAATTCCTAACAACGGACTTCATGCCAGTATCAACAGACTCAACTGTAAGTGCGGCCGCAACTGATGGTGCAATTGAGTCATTGATAGTCACTGCTGGTTCTGGGTATACAGACGGAACTTACTACGCAGCTGTCTTTGGAGATGGTACAAGTCAAGGAACATCCTCTGGTGCGATTGTAAGAATTACAGTGTCAGGTGGTGCGATACAATCATTTGGATTAACCGCTGGTTCAGATACAACAATTCATGCAGCTGGAGCTTCATATACTTTTGGTACAGTAAATCTAGGTTCAGATTTTACATTCTCTGACTCTGCACTAACAAGTTCGTCATCAATGGGTTCTGGAACTGGGGGTGCAATAACAGTTATCATCAGTCCTAAAGAGGGACATGGTAATGATGCAGTTGCAGAACTAGGTGGTCATTTTGTCATGACCTCAACAACAATTACCCAAGCAGAGGGTGATGACTTTACAGTTGCAAACGATTTCAGACAAGTTGGTCTTGTCGTAGACCCAACTACTTTTGGAACATCGAGTGTTGCAAGTGCTTCGACAGCACGACAAACTTTTGTTGTCAAAGGTGCTAGTGTATCTGGAACTTTCACAGCAGACGAGAAGATAACACAAGCAACAACAGGTGCAGTTGGAAAAGTTGTAGAATTTGACTCAGATAGAAACTTACTCTTTTACCAACAAGAGAGATTTGCAGATTTTGGAACAAGTTCTACTAATGGTGGATTTACTGCGTTTAGTGGAACAAATACTATCACTGGCAACAGTTCTAGTGCGACACTAACACCATCAAGCACAACTGAAACAGTTACACTTGCAAACAACAATACACTATCACTTACATCTGGTTATGCAAACCCAGAGTTACAACCAGACAGTGGACAAATAGTATATCTTGAAAATAGAAAACCAATCGCAAGAGCGTCAGACCAAACAGAAGATATCAAACTTATTATAGAGTTCTAGTATGCCACAAATTACAGATTTAAACATCGCACCTTATTATGATGACTTTGACAAGGAGGATAACTTTCATCGTGTTCTCTTTCGTCCAGGCTTTGCGATACAAGCGAGAGAACTAACACAACTTCAGTCAATCATGCAAAACCAAGTCGAAAGATTTGGTAGACATATGTTCCAAGAAGGTTCAGTTGTTATACCTGGCCAAGTTACATACTCTGATATTGTGACTAATGTTCAACTTGCGTCCACATTCGCTGGAGAAACAATAGACCCCAAACAATACTTTAATGAAACCACTCCAGTTATTATTACAGGAGCAACGAGTGGAGTAAAGGCTGCTGTCATTGGATATCAAGATGCAACTGCAACTTCACAACCTTTGTTACTTTTAAGATATTTAAATTCTGGGACAGACAATGAAACAGAGTCATTTTCAGATAGTGAAAATATAATAGCAGATGTTTCAATAACACATACCACAACTTACGCATCCGAAATTGCATCTGCAACCACACACTCTACAAATGCAGCTCAAATAGGTTCTGCTGTGAAAGTAGAGGAGGGTGTATATTTTATTCGTGGACAGTTTGTCAGGTGTGCAGAACAAACTTTGATACTAAGTGCGAGTTCAACTAGTGAGAATGCAAGAGTTGGATTCACAGTCAAAGAGGAACTTTTAACACCAGAGTTGGATGCTAGTCTTACTGATAATGCGACTGGAACTACAAACTTTGCGGCCAAAGGTGCTCATAGATTAAAGATTACTCTCACTCTCTCAAAAAGAGATGCTGGTGCGACTGATGATACTGACTTTGTTGAACTTGTAACAGTGGCATCTGGAAAGTTACAAGCAAATAAATCTGAATTTACAAAATACTCAGTTCTTGGTGACAATATTGCAAGAAGAACCTTTGATGAATCTGGTAACTACACCACTCGTCCATTTCAGTTTGATATTAGAGAGTCAGTTCCTAACTCTGTAAAAACAAAAGAATTTGAGGGTGTATATGCAAGTGGAGGAACTACAGATGATGGTGCAACTGCATCTGAAGATTTACTCACAGTTGCTATAACACCAGGCAAGGCATATGTGCAAGGTTATGAACTAGAGAAAACTGCGTTAACATTTAAAGATTTAAAGAAGGCAAGAGATTTCGATACTATCAATGCTGGTGTCACAAACTTAGAAATAGGTAACTTTACAAGAATAACAAATGTATATAATACACCAGACATTGGAGATGTGTCTGGAGAAACAACACCATATAAACAATTAAAATTATTTGAACTACCAACCTCGACAAGAGGAAGTTCGACAAGTATGGGTCTTAACATTGGTGTAGCAAGACCAAGAGCATTTGAATTTTTGCAAGGAGTTGTGGGTGACACAGCTGCAGAATACAAATTATTTTTATTTGATATACAAATGTTTACCAGACTCACATTAGACGATACACCAAGTCCACTTCTTACTGCGACACACTCAACTGGTGTTCAGTTGAAAGGTGCAACATCTAATGCAACAGGATTTGTATTTAGCACAGAAACAAGTGATGATGGTCTTAGGGCTGCATCCGTAATCAATCTTGTAAATGTAAAGGGTTCATTCACAGATGGTGAAAAAATAATCGCATCTGATAGTGCAGAAACAGGTAAACTTATTGAAAACGCTTCAGACACAGATTTAACAGTATCTTCATCAAGAACATTTAAGTTTGAGGACGCAAAAGGTATTTTTATGGATGACGATGATGCTGGTCAAGATTTTACTGCTGACATATCTGAAAATAAAAGAGGTGTAACATCTTTTGTTAGACAAGAGGACGGAGATGGAGACTTCATCTTAGGTGAAGATGGTGCTGACTTTGACAGAGTTGAACTTGAAGTTGTAAGATCTGGTTCTTTACAAGAATCAGAAAAAAATCAAGCTATTGTTCGGATGCCAAAACAAATAATTAAAACATTATTGACAGACAGTAACGCTGGTGCAAGTGATTCGCAAATAACCATAAGAAAACAATTTGTGGGTACAACAAACTCTTCTGGTGCAGTTTCATTCTCTGCTGGTACAAATGAAACATTTGTGAGTTTTTCGTCTGCTGATTACTCTATGTCAATACTAACTGCTGGTGGTGGAACTGGTTCTCAAGGTGATTTAGTAGACATAACTAGCACCATATCTGGTACTGGTAGCACAACAGTTACTATCACAGATAATTCAATATTAGGTTCATCTGCAAAGGTTAAGTTTATCGGAACAGTTTTAAAAACATCTGTGAGTCCAAGAATAAAAACAACAAATCTTTTGAAACAAGTTAAAGTTGTTGCAAGTGATAATGATGGTGCGTTTGGTGTCAGGGCTGATGATAAGGAAATATCTTTAGGTCGTGCAGACGTTTTTAGATTGCAAGCAGTCTATGACTCTGAAGATACAAGTGCAGATGCGTCTGCTCCATCCATGACAGTATCGAATATCACAGGGACATTTGAAAGAGGAGAAAAGATAGTTGGTGGAACTACCAATGCAAAAGGCAGAATATTATCCACAACATCACCTTTGTCCTATTCATTAAATGGTACATTTGGTGTAACAGATTTTGTAGCTGGTGAAACTATCACAGGACAATCCTCTGGTGCGACTGCGACTGTAGGAACACTTACCGCTGGTAGTAAAATAATTACGCAGAACTTTGAACTTGATACAGGACAAAGAGATAATGTCTATGACATCGCAAGAATAGTTAGAAAACCAGGCGCTGTTGTTCCTAGTGGTAGACTACTTGTGGTGTTTGACTTTTTTTCACATGGTGCTGGTGAGTTCTTCTCTGTGGACTCATATTCTGCAAGTGCTGGACAAATGAATTATGATGATATACCAACATACACTGCGGCTAGAGTTGACCCAGATGACCCAGAACCAACTGGACAATTTGACTTACGAGATTGTATAGACTTCAGACCTACAGTTGCAAACGTGACAGGTGCAACTGACTCAGTTACAGCAGTGGATACCATAACAGGGAACTCATTTGACTTTTCTGCGAGAGCATTCTCTGGGACTGGTTCTGGTGTAATTAATCTACCAAAACCTAATAGTGCATCAACACATGATTTTGAATTTTATCTAGGTAAAAAGGCATCAGCATTTCTTGCGATTGATGGAGAATTTAAAATTATTGAGGGTTCATCTGCCGAATTTCCAGAATCACCAAAAGATCTTGATAACGCAATGAAGTTGGCAGAGATATTCATTCCACCATTTACATTCAAACCTACGGATGTGACAGTTAGAAGAGAAAAGACACAAAGATTCACCATGAGAGACATTGGTAGACTGAAAGATCGTATTGAGAGAATTGAATCTGTTACTGCACTTAGTTTACTTGAAAGAGATGCAGAGTCATTTGAAATTCAAGATGCGAATGGATTAAATAGATTTAAATCTGGTTTTATTGTAGACAACTTTTCTGGTCATAGAGTGGGACAAACAATACATAGAGATTATAAGTGTGCGATTGATTTTGAGAATAATATATTACGACCAAAATGTATTTTAAGAAATGCTTCTTTGACAGAGGTTGCAACAAGTGATAGTGCAAGGACAACTGCTGGTTATCAAAAAACAGGAGACTTATTAACACTTCCATATACATCAACATCATTTGTAGATCAACCCTACGCAACAAGAGTTGAAAATGTACAAACCTATCTTATTCATGAGTGGGTCGGAAAGTTGAAACTATCACCAGAGGGTGATGAGTGGTTTGAAACAGAAGAAGTTCCAGCTCTTATCATTAATGTCGAGGGTAACTTTGACACGATACGAAATGGTTTGAGAAATCAAGGTGTTCTTGGAACTGTGTGGAATGCATGGCAAACACAATGGAGCGGTGTTATAAGTCGAACCTCAAATTCCAGACGAGTACAGATTAATGATGATGGTGACCAACGAGCAGGTGCAGAAATTACAACAATAACAACAACGAGGACAGACTTATCAAGAACAGGTATTAGTACACAAGTTGTTGAAAATATCGAAGAAGAGTCTTTAGGAAACAAAGTTATCTCAAGAGCGGTTATACCCTTTGTAAGACCAAGAACGATAACAGTAACAGGTGAATGTTTTAGACCAGGCATCAGATTGTATGCATTCTTTGATGGTAGAGATATGTCTACATTTGTTACACCAAAAGAGCAACAATACTCTAACGTAACATCACCAGTTGAAGGTAGTGCGTTAATAACAAATGGTGCTGGTAAAGTTGAGTTTGATTTTAGAATACCAGAATATAGATTTCAAGGTCAAGAAACACAACCTAGATTTAGATCTGGTGAGTTAGAGTTTAGATTGACATCAAGTTCAACTAATCTAAAAACACCTCTACCCTTATCTGCTGGTCAAACAACTTACATATCTTCTGGTATCCTTGAAACACTACAAGAAACCATAGTTGCAACAAGGAATGCAAGAGTTGTTCAAGAGTCAGTTAATGAAACTACCAGTATAACACGAAGAGAGGTAAACACTCAGTCATTCGCATTTGCTGACCCACTTGCACAAACATTCATAGTCACCGAAACAGGTGGATGTTTTCTAACAAAATTAGATTTATACTTTGCAGCTAAGGATAATACTTTACCTGTTTGGGTTGAAGTCAGAAATGTGGTAAATGGGTATCCAGGCAAAAAACTCTTACCATTTGGTCGAAAAGTCTTAGAACCATCTGATGTTAATGTAGATGCAAACACTGGAACAGCCGCAACCACATTTACCTTTGACTCACCTATATATTTACAAGAGGGTCTAGAGTATGCATTTGTTACCATGACAAATAGTTTAGACTATAAAATATGGATTTCTCAAATGGGTGAACAAGATGTTGCTGGTACAAAAAGGGTCATATCATCTCAACCACATTTGGGTTCTTTATTTAAATCACAGAATAACAGAACTTGGGATGCAATACAATCACAAGATAAAAAGTTTACTCTTTATAAAGCTGCGTTTACAACAGGTAGTTCAACCATTTCACTACAAAATAATATTATTGGTGAACGAAATACAAATGAAGAGGGTTCTACAACAGATGTATATGGACAGAAACTTCTTGCAAATCCTATCACGATATCAAATGGGGTTACAAAAGTCAAAGTACAACATAGAGATCATGGTATGTACTCTACCAGTAACAATGTTGTGATTACTGGTGTATCATCTGGTGTTTCAACAACAGTTGCAACGACTGCTTTGACAACGACATCATCAAGTTTAATCATTGCGTCTGCAACAAACTTTCCATCATCTGGAACTGTAACAGTCAAAATCGCAAACGAGATTATGTCTGGAACTATATCTGGAACTACGTTATCAAGTTTGACAAGAGGTATTGGTGACTCAGATGCAGCTGCTCATGCAGTTGGTGCCACAGTTGAACTTTATCAAGTAAATGGCGTTCCTCTGACTGAGATTAACAAAACACATACTGCGATTGCAGATATAGGTATGGACTCATATACAGTTTCAATAACAAGCACACCATCTGTGTCTGGTACATCTGGAGATGTGCAGATAGGTGGAGTGGCAGTTTTTGCAAGTGAAAACTTTAGATTTGAAACAATGCAATCTGCAATATCTGCTTTAGAATTGACAGGTACAACAATATCATCAACTGTGAGAACAACATCTGCAACGAGTCCTAGTGGTTCTGAAACATCATTTCAAACAACATCAGCTTCTAATGCACAATCATTTCCACTTGGAGAAAACTTTAGATTTGAAACAACTAGAATGGTTGCGTCAAATATAAATGAAACAAATGAATTGTCTGGTGCGAGATCAATGTTTGTAGACCTTGAGTTATCAACAACAAATGCAAACTTATCTCCAGTTATAGATTTAGATAGAGCATCAATGAACTTGATTGCAAATAGAGTTAATAATATTGATAGTTCATCTGATGTTTATCCAACAACTGATTTCAACGCATCAACTGAACCAGATGGTGACAATAATGAAGCCATTTACTTAACAAAACGAATTGCACTTGAAAACCCAGCAACCTCAATAAGATGTTTCTTTGCGGCTGCAAAGAAAAATAATGCAGAGATTAAAGTTTTATTTAAAACTCTTGGTTCAGATGAATCAAAAGATTTTGATGAGAAGGGATTTACATTTTTCAACACGACAGGAACTACAGACTCTACAGTTAGAAACTCACTTTCTGACACTGATTTTCAAGACTATCAATTTACTGCTGGTGTGTCTGATGATGGTATTGGTGAACCACTACCAGAGTTTTCACAATTTCAAATTAAGATAGTGATGCAGTCAACAGATGCAGCTAATCCACCACTACTCAAGGATTTGAGAGTCATTGCATTGGCGACATAAGATGAGTGATTATTTGAAGGTAAAGGGTTATAATAGTTTAGTTAGAGATACTAATACTCATGCAATTATAAATAAAGATAAAAATGCATACAATCTTGCGAAACGTAGGGCAGAGGAAGCTCAAAGACAAAGAGATGAGATAAGAGGTGCAACTAGAGAGATAAATAATCTCAAATGTGAGATGCATGAAATTAAGAGTATGTTAAAAACATTATTGGAAAGAGACTAATATGGCAATATCAGCAACTCAAATAGCAACAAGTAATACACTTGAGAATTTTAGACAACAATTCAACAATCTACAGACTGATGTTAATGGATTAGAATCTGGAACTCTTACATTCAGTTCGGTAAGTGCAACAACCACATCAACCTCTGCACTCAACATCCTAGAAGATGGAACAATCGTTTTTGAGGGTGCAACTGATGATGGTAACGAAACAACACTTACAGTCGCAGACCCTACTGCCGATAGAACAATCACATTACCAGACGCAACAGGTACAGTTTTCTTATCAAATACAACTGACACTGCATTCATAACTGATAAGAGTTCATTAGCAAGTGCAGATGTTGCTGGTGATACAGATGTTTTATTAATTGCAGATGTGAATGTAACAACACTCAAAAAAATTACACCGAACAATCTACTTAGTTCTGCTGGTGGTCTGACATCTGTTGCCGCTGACTCATCGCCACAACTTGGAGGCGACCTTGATGTTGTGACTCATAGTCTTGTGTCCACCTCAAATAGAAATATTACACTCACACCAAACGGAACTGGTGATGTACAATTACAGGCAGACACAGTAGTCGTTGGTGACTCCAATGCAGCTGCAACTATAACCTCTAATGGTACAGGCGATCTAGTTCTAAACACAAACTCTGGAACAGACTCATCTTCATTGAAAATTGTAGACGCGGCCAATGGTAATATAGAGGCAACACTTAACGGAACTGCTGTGTTTCAGATTGATGGTTCAGATGGTGTTGAAATACAACAAGGTGCGATATCAATCAAGAATGGTGGTGCTCAGTCTTACATAAGATTTTATTGTGAATCATCAAACGCACACTATGTACAACTACAAGCACCAGCCCACGCAGATTTTTCTGGTAATCACACAGTAGTTTTACCTAATGCAGCTGCGACACTTGCCACTGTAACATTAGCAGAAACACTCACAAATAAAACATTAACGAGTCCTGTTTTAAACACTGCAACTGTGGGAACTTCAATCGTGCCTGCAAGTGCAGACGGAGCGACACTTGGTTCTGCATCAGCAGAGTTCTCAGACTTATTTCTCGCAGATGGTGGAACAATAAAGTTTGGTAATGACCAAGAGATTACACTAACACACGTTGCAGATAGTGGTCTTACACTTAAACACGCAGCCACGGCAGACGATAAGTTTCCAACACTCTCTCTTGCAGCTGGTGATACAGACATAGCGGTGAATGATGTTCTAGGTAGAATTGCATTCATAGCACCAGACGAAGGAACAGGTACAGATGCGATACTTAATGCTGGTGTGATTGACGTATTATCTGAAGGTAACTTTGCAGCTGATAACAATGCGGCTTCAATGAGATTTTTAACAGGTAACTCTGCGGCCGCTGGAACTGATGGTGGTTCTATGATACTCAGTTCCACAGGTAATCTAACACTTAAAGATCTTAGAACTGCTGATGGTTCATCACCAACAATGACATTTCAAACTGGTGATACAGATATAGCTGCAAATGATGTATTAGGAACAATCAACTTCCAAGCACCAGATGAAGGAACTGGAACAGATGCGATATTAGTTGCGGCTGGTATCGAGGCGGTATCAGAGGGTGACTTTAGTTCCTCAAGTAATGCAACTAAACTATCTTTCAAGACCGCTGCTTCTGCGGCTGCGGCCGAAACAATGGCACTTAGTTCTGGTGGTAATCTTACAGTATCAGGAACAATAGTTCCAACAGGTGCGATCACAGCAAACGCTGGAGTTGTAGTAGACAACATAACCATAGACGGAACAGAGATTGACTTGTCCTCTGGTGATTTGACACTTGATGTTGCTGGAGATATTATCTTAGATGCTGGTGGTGATGAGGTAATATTCAAAGATGGTTCTACAAACGTAGGTCATGCAAGTTTAGATGCTGACAATTTTACACTCAAGTCATTAGTGTCTGATAAAGACTTTATAGTACAAGGTAATGATGGTGGTACAGGTATCACTGCACTTACACTTGATATGTCTGCTGCTGGTGCGGCTACATTCAACAACAACGTAACTGCATTCTCAGATGAGAGACTCAAGTCTGACATAACCACACTAAAAAGTAGTCTTGAAAAAGTATTACAAATGAGAGGTGTTTCATATACGAGAAATGACAACGTAGAAGGTGGTGAACAGATAGGTGTCATCGCACAAGAAGTTGAACAGTTCTATCCTCAAGTTGTTTTAACAGCAGATGATGAACAAGGCACTAAGTCAGTAGACTATGGAAGACTGACCGCTGTACTTATAGAGGCAGTAAAAGAGTTATCTGAATTAGTAAATCGTGACATCGCAAGTATAAAGAGGGACATAGATGCAATATGTCAACATCCACTTTGGGTAGAGAATCAAGTAAAGGGTGAATAAAAATGGCACTACAAAACTCTGGAGCAATAAGTTTAGATGACATACACGTTGAACTTGGTGAAAGTTCTGGAACGCAAGTTTCGATTAACGATAGTGACGTTAGAGGTTTGATTGGTAAATCTGATGGTGCAACAAGTTCTCTTAGTGAGTTTTATGGTGCATCAAACACCACATATGTTGGTGGAACAGGTGGTCAGACAACCACTTCTGGAAACTTCAAGTTTCACTACTTCAATTCATCTGGAACACTTAGTCTTTCATCAACAGGTCAAGGCGATGGAAGTAATACAGTAGATTATATTATTATTGCTGGTGGTGGTGCTGGTGGTGAAATGGGTGGTGGTGGCGGTGGTGCTGGTGGTTATCGCACTGGTACATTTAGTGCGTCTGTTGCCAATTATTCTGTTACTGTTGGTGCTGGTGGGACAGGTGGCACAAGTCCACCTGGCGAGGGTTCTGATAGTTCAATTGCTAATGTTGCGACATCTACTGGTGGTGGTGCTGGTGGTAATCAGATAGGGACACGATACGATGCTGGAGATGGTGGATCTGGTGGAGGTGGTGGTTATCAATTTACCAGTGGTGGGAATGGAATATCTGGTCAAGGAAGTGCTGGGGGTAACTCAGCTGGGCCCGCAGCTGCTCCAGACTATGCTGGTGGTGGAGGCGGTGGAAAAAATGAAGTTGGTGAAAATGGAGTTGGTGGACAAGCAGGCGATGGAGGCGATGGTTCAAATACAGGGAATGCAAACTATAATGGTGCTACTAGAGGTGGCGGTGGTGGTGCTGGTAATTATATTACTATGACTCTTGGTGAAGGAGGCACTGGTGGTGGTGCAGACGGCAATGATAGTTATAATAATGCCCCTGCAAACACTGGTGGAGGTGCTGGTGGTTCTCAATTTTTTGGTGAAGGTGGCACTGGCGGTTCTGGAATCGTTATGGTTAGGTATCAGTATCAAGGAAGTTAATATGGGTCACTGGGCTGAAATAGATGAAAATAATATTGTCCTAAGAGTTATAGTTATAAAAGAAGCTGAACTAGATACTGGTAACTGGGGTGATAAATCTAAATGGATAAAGACAAGTTACAATACACGAAACGGAATACATTATGTTCCGAACGCTTCAAAAGACCAAGTGAGTCCTGATCAAAGCAAGGCACTAAGATACAGATTTGCTTGTAAAGGTATGAAATATGATGCTGAAAATGATGTTTTCTACTATCCAACTTGTCAACTTGAAAGTCACATTTTTTCAACTGAAGTATGGGATTGGATACCCCCTATTTCAAAACCTGCTGATGCAGCTAAGAACGCTGAGGAGCAACAAAGTGGTAAGAAAGTTTATTATTGGGATGAAGATGTATACCAAGCTGATACTGGAAACCCAAAAACAAAAGGTTGGGTAGAAATTCCAGAAGCTTAATTGATAGTGAAGATTTTGTAGATATATCTACAAATCAAATAAAGGATGATATGATATGGATATTTATAACTTATTCCCAACAGCAGTGGGCAAATCAGTAAGACATTTAACTGATACTGAAAAAAAATTCTTTGAAGAACTAAAGAACACAGAAATAGTAAAAAATGCTGGAAATAGTTTCACAAAAAATATTCATGTTCTTGATAATCCAATTCTAAAAGATTTAAAAATTGACCTTACGGATATTCTCAATAATTATTTTCAAAAAGTGATTGAGCCAATAGATGGTATTGAGACATATATTACTATTTCATGGGTAAATTATACAGAACAAGGTGAATACCATCATGAACATAGTCATCCTAACAGTATTTTTTCTGGTGTTTATTACATAGATGCAGATGAAACAGATAAGATTACATTCACTAATCCAAAATTTTTACCTTTTACTTTAGATATACAGTCTACTAATTTTAATCAATGGAATAGTAAAAGTTGGTGGCTTCCAACACCAAGTAATACTGTGTTTATATTTCCATCATCATTTGGTCATAGAGTAGAACCAACTACAAATAAAAATACGAGAGTTAGTTTGTCTTTTAATACTTTTATTAAAGGTAATTTATATCTGGATAATGGACTAAAATCATTAAATTTATAAACTTATACTCTTTATAAATACCATAGAGAGGATTTTTCATGTCTGAAAGTGCAATAGAGGTACAATCATTATCTGAAACCAAAGAAGAAGAATATCGTGAAGAACTTCCTAGTGACGTAGAACCAGCACCAGAGGATGACCCAACTGATGATGTGACTAGTGATGTTGGTGAGTGGATTAAAAAAGATAAATAGTTGAAAAGGATATAGTCATGGCCATACCCACCACCAGAGCAACATTCAAAGATTACTGTTTAAGAAATCTTGGGTTTGGTGTAATAGATATAAACGTGTCAGACGCACAGGTAGACGACAGGATAGACGAGGCACTACAATACTTTGCACAATATCATTATGATGGTATTGAAAAAATGTATCTTAAATATAAAATTACACAGGACGATATTGATAGGGCCGCAACAAATGACTCAACGACTGCAACAGACACAAAAGATGGAACAATCTCTGCAACATTTCTAGAGGGTAAAAACTTCATACCCATGCCATCTGCTGTTGTTTCGGTTCTTCAGATATTTCCCTTTGATGATCAAGCGACAAACAATATGTTTGATATTCGATATCAACTTAGACTGAATGATCTATATGATTTTTCATCAACATCAATCATACATTATCAGATGACAATGCAACAACTTGACTTTCTATCACACATACTGGTAGGAGAGAAACCTATACGTTTCAATCAACACCAAAATCGTTTGTATATAGACATGGACTTTGCAAATGATATTGCAGTGGACGAGTTTCTTATCATAGAGTGTTACAGAAAGATAGACCCAGCATCTTATCCAGACATTTTTGATGACATCTATCTGAAGAGATATGCGACTGCACTTATCAAAAGACAATGGGGTGCAAACTTATCTAAATTCACAGGAGTGCAACTACTTGGCGGAGTTGAGATGAATGGTGGAGAGATATACTCTCAAGCACAACAAGAGATAGAACGACTAGAAGAACAGATACAACTCGCATTTGAACTACCACCAGAATATATGATGGGATAGTGTCATGGCTGTCAACGCAATATTCAAAACAAACAATCTTGCATCAATACAAGCAGAGAGAAATCTGTATAGTGACTTAATCAAAGAAGCGATACAGATATACGGACATGACGTATATTATATTGACAGAACTCTAGTTGCAAGAGATGATGTTTTAGGTGAAGACTCTCTCAGTAAGTTTACAACACAACACCCAATAGAAATGTATGTTGAAGATGCAACTGGCGGATATGCTGGTGAAAGAGAGATAATCACACAGTTTGGATTAGAGAACAGAAACGAGATAACCTTTGTTGTTAACAAGAAACGATTTCAAGAACTTGATAGTCAGATTACACTAGAGGACGGAACTGGAACTACAGGTGGTTCGATACAACTAGAGGCTGGTACAATAGACCAGACTACAACCTCATCTAGATTAGAAACACAAATCACACAAAGTTTTGTAACGCTAAGTGGGACTGATAGTTCATCAACAGATGCAGACGATAAGATAATGTTAGAGGATGATAATACGTCTTTTATATTATCAGAGGAAAGTGGCAGTGAATTCTATCTTATTAATGACACTGCAACCACAGATGCAGATAGACCACAGGAGGGTGATCTAATTTATTCACCGATACTAACTAAACTATTTGAAGTTAGTTTTGTTGATCATGATGACCCTTTTCATCAACTAGATAATAATCCTGTTTACAAACTTAGATGTAAACAATATGAGTACAGTCAAGAAGCGATTGATACTGGTATCACAGTTCTTGATAACATAGAAACAGATCTATCTGCTGATACTGGAGAGTATCAGTTTACACTAGAACAATCATCTACTTACAATGAAGGCCTTGAGATCAATGACACTGTTAATACCTTTGGTGTATTACTTGAGGAAACTGACGGAGATCAAATAATAACAGAAGATGAAGACACCTCTGCTGGAGAGAATATACTTCTTGAAAACTCAGCAGATAGTGGTGATAAATCATACTTGTTACAAGAAACCTATATAGTAGGTGACGCAAGTACAACGACCACAGACTTAGATAAGTCTGCACAAAATGAACTATTTGACCAATTGGATGATGATGTTCTTGATTTTTCAGAGACTAACCCATTTGGTGATGCTGGGAGTAAATAATGTTAGGACAACAATTTTACCATGAGACAATGCGAAAAGTCATCATCTCTTTTGGTACACTATTCAATAATATAAACTTAGTAAGAAAAAACAATACAGGTGCAATCGTTCAGACAATGAAAGTACCACTCGCATATGGCCCAAAACAAAAGTGGTTATCTAGATTGGATGCAGATGCAAGTCTAAACACAAAGGTTGCAATCACACTACCACGACTGGGGTTTGAGATACAGAACTTATCTTATGATCCAGCAAGAAAACTTAATCGTGTGCAGAAATTTAAGAAAGTTAAAAGTTCTTCTGATGACTCAAACAAACTAGACTCACAGTTTATGCCCGTTCCATATAATCTTGATATGGAACTCTATGCAATGGCAAAGAACTCAGATGATGCGTTACAGATAGTTGAACAGATACTTCCATTCTTTCAACCAGATTACACACTCACAATAAATGATATGGCAGATATGGGTGTCAAAAGAGATGTTCCCATAGTTCTGAACAGTATAAGTTATGAAGATAGTTATCGTGGGGATTACGCAGAGAGAAGAGCAATTATCTACACACTGGCGTTCACTGCAAAGTTTTATCTGTATGGGCCTGTCACTTCTGCAAAAGTTATCAAGACTGTACAAGTTGATCAATATGCAAATCTACAAGACCAAGCTCCAAAAAGAGAACAAAGATATACAGTCACCCCTGACCCAATCACTGCTGACTCTGATGACGATTTTGGTTTCAATGAAACTGTATCTTTCTTCCAAGATGCAAAGGATAGAGATTTGACAACTGGTACAGATAAGACATCAACCAATGATTAGTTATGAAAGATGCAGATGACATACTCAATGAGGTTCTAGGAGTTTCAGAACCCACACCCAAAGAGGTTGTCGTCAGTGAACCTGTACCTAGACCATCTGATGAATTAGATGATGTTGATGCAGATTACAAATATCAAAGAGATAACTTTTATAATCTTATAGAAAAAGGTCAGAACGCAATAGAGGGTATACTCAATGTTGCAAAAGAGTCTGATCACCCAAGAGGATATGAGGTTGCTGGTAATCTAATAAAACAGGTCGCAGAGGTAACAGAAAAACTTGGTGACTTACAGGAGAAGATGAAAAAACTTAAAGAAGTTCCAAACTCTGCACCGAAAAATGTTACTAACGCACTATTTGTTGGTTCAACAGCTGAACTACAAAAAATGTTAAAAGGAAATAATAGTGGAAAAAAAATTTGAAGTGGATGCACAAACTTTTATAGGTGGGTGGTATATGTCAGAAGAAATTTGTGATCAAATTCTTGACCTCTACAATAATAACAAATCATTACATGAGCCTGGAGTAGTTGGTACTGACATTATAAATGAGGATGGTAAAGTAACATCTAGACCACATATTGATGCAGAAGCCAAAAAATGCACACAACTACGAGTATTAAAAAATGCACAACAACTTTCTTTGTATAATATTCATTTACAAGCAATTTTAGATAGTTATAAACAAAAATATGAGTGGGCGGATCAAGTTAAATATTATAAAATTGTAGAAGATATGAGTATACAACACTATAAGCCAGGAGAGGGATTTTATCGTTGGCATATGGAAAATACTGGTCATGGTTTCACTATTAATAGACACTTGGTTTTTATGACTTACCTAAATGATGTTGAAAATGCAGGCACAGAATTTTTGTATTTTCCTGATTTAAAAATACAAGCAAGAAAAGGATTAACTTTGATATGGCCTGCTGGTTGGACACATACTCACAGAGGGGTGGTAAGTGATGTTGATGAAAAATATATTATAACAGGATGGTATAGTTTCTATGACAAATGATTTTACATATCTTGGTAATCCAAATCTCAAGAAAGCGAATGTTCAACAGGAGTGGACTGAGGAACAGGTGAAAGAGTACGCACGATGTATGCAAGACCCACTTTATTTTATACAAACATATGTGCGAATAGTATCACTTGATGAGGGTTTGATACCTTTCAAGATGTACCCCTTTCAAAAAGAGATGGTGGGTACGTTTCATAAAAATCGTTTTACAATCTGTAAGTTACCCAGACAGTCTGGTAAATCTACAACTATGATATCCTATCTACTACATTACTCACTTTTCAATCCAAGTGTTAACATAGCGATACTTGCAAACAAAGCTGCGACTGCAAGAGATTTACTAGGACGACTGCAACTTGCGTATGAACATCTACCGAAGTGGTTACAACAGGGAGTGATGTCGTGGAACAAAGGGTCACTAGAGTTAGAGAATGGTTCTAAGATACTTGCATCATCAACCTCTGCAAGTGCAGTTCGTGGTGGTTCTTACAACATTATATTCTTAGACGAGTTTGCATATGTTCCCTCTAATGTTGCAGAACAATTCTTCAGTTCTGTGTATCCTACAATATCATCTGGTAAGTCTACAAAGGTTATGATAGTTTCTACACCACATGGTATGAATATGTTTTACAAACTTTGGACAGATGCAGAGGAAAAGAGAAACTCTTATATTCCTATAGAGGTTCATTGGAGTGAGGTGCCTGGTCGTGATGAGAAATGGAGAAAAGAAACTATCGCAAATACAAGTGAACAACAGTTTCAGACAGAATTTGAGTGCGAGTTTCTTGGGTCTATTGACACACTTATCACACCATCTAAGTTAAGAACACTTGCATACAAGACACCAGAAACATCAAACGCTGGACTCGATGTTTACGAACAACCACAGAAAGGTCACACATACTTTATGGTCGCAGACGTATCAAGGGGAACAAAGAATGATTATTCTGCGTATGTTGTATTTGACGTAACACAAGTCCCATATCGTATAGTTGCAAAGTATAGAGATAATGAGGTAAAACCACTATTATTTCCACAGAAGATATATCATGTTGCAAGGGCTTATAATCAAGCGTTTGTTCTAGTCGAGGTCAATGACATAGGTGAACAGGTCGCAAATGCGTTACAGTTTGATATGGAGTATGATAATCTTGTGATGGCATCTATGCGAGGTCGTGCTGGTCAGATTATGGGTGGTGGTTTCTCTGGGGGTAAAGCACAACTAGGAGTAAGAACTACAAAAGCTGTGAAGAAGATTGGTTGTTCTAATCTAAAACAGTTATTAGAGAGTGACAAGATAATCGTAGAAGACTTTGATTGTATCAATGAACTATCTACGTTCATAGTAAAAGGGTCATCATTTGAAGCAGACGATGGTTGTAACGATGACTTGGTTGCGTGTATGTTTATATTTTGTTGGGCGACAGACCAGTCTTATTTCAAAGAACTTACTAACAATGATGTAAGACAACAAATGTTCAAAGATCAACAAGATCAACTAGAACAGGACATGGCCCCATTTGGTTTTGTGGTAAATGGTTTAGAAGATGAAAACGTAGGTCAAATGGTGGACGAGTATGGAACTAGATGGAGTCCAATCGTAAGACAATACGATACTAACTGGTAATGATATCTGAGTCTCGTTTTTGAAAACAGTTTCTACATACAATTTCGTTTTTTGATATATACTCCAGTACCTCAGTTTTATCCTCAGACCTTTTAGATAATGCTCTTATCTTTCTATCATCTGGATAAAATTGTAAACATATGAGTTCAGACTCACCACAATGTGAACAGGAGTTAGACATCAAATAATCTGCAATCCACTTATCTTTCAATAATCTGTGTCGCCTTGCAACCTTTTTGATAGTTTCTTTATATTTGTCATAATGTTCATTCATAGTGATATTTATAACTTCTGAATATAAACATTGTGTTTTTAGAATGTTGTTTTTTATAAATATTATGAAATAATCTCATTTTTTAATAGAGGGAGTAAAAACATGGCATTTTTAGTTTCTCCTGGCGTTCAAGTCAAAGAGGTAGATTTAACTAATGTCGT